GGCGACAATCCAAATTCACGCGCAGCACAGTAAACCACGAACGCATTAATGAGCGTATTGCCAATGGTTGTCAGGGGTGAACCTGATAACCTGCTCCCACCAGTATTGTACTCGACCTGATTCTCCGTCTTTGCCTGGAGATTCAACTCATCCGCTAAGAGTTTCTCTAGTTCAGGTCGATCCTCTTTCCTACACCACCGTATAATGCACGGAAATTCAACATGTCGCCGCAATGCGGCAGAAATGGTGCCGTCAAATCGTGAATAATCCGTTTCATTTACACCCAACCCCAGCGCATGGCACGTTTTCACGAACACGTGTACCATGTCGGCAGCAGTCTCCGGCTTGGCGCCCGGTACATAAAACTTAGCGCGTTTTCCCCCTGGTCCGAACTCCTGTTTCAGGTGTTCAGCGAATGCATAAGTGAACCTTGAGAGATTGCGCATGTGGCCAGTCGTAGTCATCGAGATGTTACGTGGATCTTTCGCTCCATTGTAAACCTCTCCTTTCTGAAAAGCTTTCACTCTATTGCGCCTGCGATCGATCACATGATCTGCTTGTTTTCTGCGCATACGTTGAGCTGGCAACATCTGTTCCCTGTCTACCTCCTCGATAGTCCAGGGTCGTCCTTCGGCCGGTTCGTGTGTAATGGAATGCCAAATAGCTGCTTCCTTGCGGTTCCTTTCCTTTGCCCTACTGCGTGCTTGCTGTTGCTGTTTGTTCAGACCGGATGATATGGCGCGCCTAACAGCCCGACTACAAACCCGTTCAACAAACTCCTCAGCATATGCAAGATATTTCGGTGTGAGCTCGGTCGTGTTCTTCACCATGTCAACTCTACCGTGTATGCATGCCACATCATTAGTCAGACCCCGTGTGGGAGCACAGCCCATGTCTTCAGGGTGTAGTAATGGTGGGGCAAGCAATTTTGCCGTGGGCTTACCGGGATCAAACCGGTTGTAAGGACGGTCGCTGGCGGTCGGTACCACCATGTAATTTACCTTGAGACCAAGATCGAGTTTGTCGGTATTGTTAAAGAACGTGAAGATGCGTTCAACCTGTGTGTCGTATTTGCGGTCATTCAAAATGCGCGCAACAACACCAGGGCTGAACTGGGCACCGTCCTGTAGTTTCTTGTTCTTCAACATTATGGCGTACTCTTCAGGCATAATAACTGGTTGTGGCCCAGACATGTCATGTTCGATGAATTCGAAAGACTTGTTAGCACCACGACCAAACTTGCCGTAGAGATATCCACTTGCCATTTGTACTCGATTATCGCGTCGCAACTCTGTGACTTTCCCGTAATCATATTTAGCCCCACAAATTTTCGCCCAGAGGCGATGCAACCAGTAAGGGATATAACTCTTGACTACAGGGAACAGTCCAACAATGTAGCGGCCCGTCGATCCGGCCTGTTTCACCATTTCCACCTTGACGATTGAGAAATCGCGGTCCAATAGTCCGAAGAAACATTTGCGTCGGATCAATTTGAGATCCGAATCAAACGCCCAAACGGGAGCATTGTAGAACGCGTTTCCATCGACATACTCCCCGAAGCAT